TACAAAGAAAGATTTACCAGCAATTGCTGGTGCTGTAGCTAAAAAATGTTTATCAATATTAAATCAGGAAGGTATTAAAGCTGATCAAAAAGCAGTATTGGAAGTTGTCAAACAGTATTTTCCAGATAATCGTCGTATCATAAATGAATTACAAAGATACTCTAATATATCTGGAGAAATTGATAGTGGTATTATTAGTTTAGTAAATACTACTAAAGTTAAAACACTTATTAAATTTATCAAACAAAAAGATTTTAAATCATGTCGTCAATGGATTGCTGATAATCCAGACCCTGATAGTTTATTTGAAGATTTTTACCGTAATATTAATGAGTATGTAGAAGCAAGTTCTATACCTAATCTTATATTAATCATTGGTGAATATCAACACAGGGCAGCTTTTGTGACTAGCCAAGAAATTAATTTAGCTGCATTTGTAGTAGAGGTTATGAAGAATGTCAAGTTCAGTTAGCATCATAAGTTATACAAACGGTGAGAAAGCTAATCTTCAAGAGTTAGTAGCATATACAGCAAGAGTGTCAAATCCAGATAATCAAAATAATTCTGAAACAGCAAACAAGCTACTAAATTATCTTATGAAAAATAAACATTGGTCTCCATTTGAAATGGTAAATATTTGTTTAGAAATTAAGACAACAAGAGATATTGCAAGGCAAATTTTAAGACATAGAAGTTTTTCTTTTCAAGAGTTTAGTCAAAGGTATGCGGTTGCACAGGATTTTACTCTTAGAGAAGCTAGAATGCAAGACAATAAGAACAGACAAAATTCTATAGATAATGCCGATATGGATTTACAAAAAGCTTGGGAACATAAACAGCAGGGTGTTATTGATGAAGCAAAATTAGTTTATCAATGGGCACTAGATAAAGGTATTGCAAAAGAACAAGCAAGAGCAGTTTTACCAGAAGGAAACACTATGTCAACGCTATACGTAAATGGTACATTACGAAGTTGGATTCATTACATTGAGTTAAGAAAAGATGCAAGTACACAAAAAGAGCATAGAGAAGTGGCTGAAAAATGCCTGGAACAAATTGTTAGAATTGTTCCTCTCTTACAAAATTAGTAGGATATACTTTTTTCTAAGTACACACTATCCTAGAGCTCGTGCTAAACGTATTGGTTATAACGAAACACACCCATGCTATATTATTAGACGTGGTAATTACTTTTATGCATGGGAAAAAGGTACATATTATAATAGCCATAGACGTATATCAAAGTTTAGAGGCCTTAAATTGGGACTGGGTGACTATGGCGCGTCTTTTGGTATGATAAGTGGGTACAAGCCTAAAAGCTGGATGAGAAAATTAATGTGGAAAGGTGATATGCCTTATGTTTTATTTCATTCACCATCAGCATTTCATATACCTGCATTTATGGTATTCCCAGGTCAATGGTGGATTGTATGCAAATATCAAGAAAAGTCTATGATGGGACAGTATAAAGAATTAATAGGACATTGGAGAAAGAAAAAATCAAATGCAAATAGATTTATTCGGAAACGTAATCAAAGAAGTTTCTGAAGAAACATACGAGATTAAAAAGCCATCACCTTTTGATTATATTAAATCAATTGGTAATAAAAAATGGGCTAGTGAATTAAATGGTTATGTAAAATATGTAGTCAATTTAGCATTCTCTATGAGAAGTGACACAGTTCACTTTGCCAATGAGATGAACAAATATGATAATGTATCTGAAGAAGAACAATATGCATTTTACTTTCATGGAATGCCCAAAAATAGTTATTTTGCTAAATGGCAAAAGATGACTAAGACAGATGGAGTTGATGAAGTAGCTGAATATTTTGGTGTATCAAAACGTACAGCTGTAGACTATTGCAAGGTATTAACTCCAGAACAAATCACGGTAATCAAAAGCTCTAATGGTCAAGGTGGTAGGAAACCTATCAAATAAATAGATTCAGGCGTATCTAACTTAAACTTTTGGAGATTATGTTAGAGGAATTACTAGAAATTCAACTCAAAGAGCGAGATGACTTCCTAAAAATTGTAGAAACTTTGACTAGGATTGGACTAGAGAGCAAAGACAGAAAACTAGTTCAAACTTGTCATATTTTACATAAAAAAGGAAAGTATTATCTCTGCCACTATAGAGAGTTATTTAAGCTTGATGGCTTTGACCGTGAGATAACACAAGAAGATGTTGCTCGTAGGAACGGCATTGCTAAGTTGCTTGAAGAATGGAAACTCTGTTCAGTGGTAGGAAACCCAGAACCAGCATCTTTACAAAAAGTAAAGATAATCCCTTTCAAAGAAAAATCATCTTGGACATTAAAAGCTAATTATACTATAGGCAAAAAGTCGTCAAATTAGTATAATACTAATATGTCAGAATACTACACTAATGTGGCCATGTATGGTCAAAACCTACTTGTTCGTGGAATAAGAGATGGTCAAGAATTCCGTAGTAAAATAAAATATCAACCAACATTATACATACAATCAGCTAAACAAACAGGCTATACTGACATATATGGTAATCATTTAAAACCATTACAATTTGATAGTATTCCTGATGCTCGTACTTTTGCTAAACAAAACGAAGAAACAAATTTAAAAGTATATGGTTTTCCATTTTATAATTCTCAATATTGTATAGAAACTTATCCTAATTCTGAAACCGAATGGAAGCGTGAAGAGATTAGAGTATTTACTATTGATATTGAGGTAAGTTCTGAAGAAGGTTTTCCAGAGCCTGATGAAGCTAAACATCCTATTACAGCCATTTGTGTACATGACAGTTTAAGGGATAAATTTATCACATTTGGCAATGGTGATTGGTCAAGGAATGATTCTGTGTTGCCTGAAGAATTAGTTGACAAGGTATTTTATGTACCATGCAATTCTGAAAGACAAATACTAGAATTTTTCTTAAAGTATTGGTGTGATAACTTTCCACAAGTTGTGACGGGTTGGAATACACAAACTTTTGATATGCCGTATATTCATAACCGAATGGTCAAACTAGGTTTTGATGTTAAAAGATTATCACCTTGGAATGTCACAAGATTACGTGAGTTTCCAACTAAACAAGGTACACAACTAAGAGTAGAAATCATGGGTGTAGATGATATTGATTATCTAGACCGATACAAAAAAAATTCAGTACAAGAATCATATCGTTTAGACCATATTGCCACTGTAGAACTTGGTGAAAAGAAACTTGATTATGAAGAAGCAGGTACTTTACATAGATTATTCTTTGATGATTTTAATAAGTTTATTGATTACAATATTCAAGATACAAACCTTGTTAAAAGACTTGATGATAAAATGGGTTTGATAGATGTGCAAATAGCTGTGGCATATAAAGCTGGTATTAATTATGAAGATGTATCAGGTGTAGTTAAAACTTGGGATGCTTTGATTAACCGTGAAATGGCTGTTGAAAATAAAATACCACCAACTACATTTCCTAAATATAGTTTGACTGAAGCTATTCCAGGTGGTTATGTTAAAACTCCACAGGTTGGTAAACATGGGTGGGTAGCATCTTTTGATTTGAATTCTCTATATCCACATTTAATTATGCAATATAATATATCTCCAGAAACTATTATGGACAAACTTCAAGTGTGGCCTGATATATCTGAAGATAAACGTATGCGTGATTTTTTACATAATAAAACATTTAAAAATCCTGGTGATTTTGCTGTTGCAGCATCTGGCTGGTGTTTCAAAAAAGACCGTGAAGGTATGATTCCAAGAGCTATGCGTAAACTATATTCTGAACGTAAAAAAATTCAGGGTGTAATGAAGAAGGCACAAAAAGAAGGTAAGGATATTACTAAATTACACCTGGCTCAATATGTTAGAAAAATATTACTTAACTCAGGTTATGGTGCAATAACAAACAAATATTATAGATGGTTTGACCCAAGGCTAGGTTCATCAATTACATTATCTGGCCAATTTGTAATTCAACGTGCTGAAATGGCAATCAATGCTTATCTAAATAAGTTATTAAAAACAGATAAAGTTGATTATGTTATAGCAATAGACACAGATTCAAACTATGTAAATCTTCAACCATTGGTTGATAAGTTCTTCGCAGACAAATCTAAAACTGAAGTTGTAGATATTCTTGACAGAGTTTGCGAAGAACAGTTAACCAAAGCTCTTAATCAAGAATTTGATAAGATAGCTAAATATCAAAATGTGTATGAACAAAAAATGGTTATGGGCCGTGAAAATATAGCTGATTCTGCATTTTGGACTGCCAAGAAAAGATATGCTATGAATGTTTGGGATATTGAAGGCTATCGTCCTGAAAAACCTAAACTAAAAATTCAAGGCCTTGAAGCTATACGTTCTTCAACACCACAAATTTGCAGGGAACCTTTACTTAAACTTATTGAATTGTGTTTGGTAAGTGATGAAGCTGAAGTACAAAAAGCTGTTCAAGATTTTAAAAAGTATTTCTTGACATTGCGTGGTGAAGATATCGCATTTCCAAGAACTATGAATAATGTGTGGGCATATACTCCAAGAGATAATATTGGTTTTAAAAAAGGTACACCACCGCATATTCGTGGTGCTGTTTTATTCAATCGTCTTGTCAAGCAACATAAACTAGAAAACACATGGGAATATATCAACAATGGTGAAAAAGGTAAATTCCTTTGGCTAAGAGAACCTAACAATGTAGGTTCAGATGTTATATCTTATATGACTGCAATACCTAATACATTTAAAGTCAGAGAGTATATTGACTATCAAAAAATGTTCCAAAAAATTATTGTTGAACCTATGGAAGGTATCTTAGACCCAATAGGTTGGTCAATTGAGAAGCGGCTTACACTAACAAATTTTTTTGAATAATAGTATAAATATTATACGTTCATCATATAGCAATATATGACGGAAGTAGGCAAAACCTGAAAACCTCCCTATTCTTAGGGGAAAGCAAGTACCTTCTTTTTGGGTCAATAAATCCAGAAGGGAACGAGACCGAAAGTTTGCTGAAGGAACGCGTTGAGAAGGGTGTACACCGAAAGGTGTATGTACGAAATCGATACGAAAACCGGAGGTAATATGTACTGCTACAGAGGTATCAAATACGATGCAAAAACCTTAAAAAGCAAGCCGCCAGTAACTAAAGCGAAGAAAAGTGACGAAGTCACTTATCGTGGAATTACTGGAAAACTTGCTGCTTAAGCTTATTGCAACAGTATAAGAACGGAAGGGAAGAGACTTAACATCTCTTCCCTTCTTGTATAAATAACCTATGGCAATCAACATAAAAGATATTCTACAAGAATTTGAAGGTGATATTGACGACTTCATAAAACTCTTAAATCAAATTAAAGAGGATGAAGGTGAACAAATTTCTAATGGTAAAAACCCATTAGAAAAATCTGATGATGAAGAAGAGGAAGAAGTATCTGATGGCGAAGCTGCACCTGCTAATGCACCCGCATCTGCAGTGGCTGGAGCACCAGCATCTGTTCCAGGTGAAGTACCTGGTGCAAACGTAGCAATTGGTAATAAAGAATTTGACAATGATGAAGCTGATGCCGAAAAAACCCGTGAAGTCAAATTAAGCGGTAAGAAAGACAAAGTCGATACCAAGCCACAGACAAAATTAAATCCGTCTGAGTATGGTCACATCGATGCAGCTGGATAAGAAAAATTTCGAGAAATACGCTTTTAAGCATTATAGAAATGTCTATGCTGCCGACAAAAAAGAATTCCAAGACGACTTACGTAAATCACAATATGCTCGTAAATTAGCCACAAAAATTGTAAATGGTAAAGATGTAAACATACGTTTATTAGTCAACCATGTTATATTGTTCTTTAATGTATTTGAAACAGATGCTGCCAAAGAACTTATGATGTTCCATTGCAATGATGCTGAAAAAAGAGTGTTTAAAACAATATTTGAATATCTATCATATCTTCATGAATCTGATTGGGTTGAAGTTAAATTTAGCCTGGAAACTGCAGTATTACTAAAGAAACTTGGGAATTAAATAGAGTATGGCTGGAAAAAGTGTAGTAGATACAATATTTGTTTTTAGAATGCTTCGTAAACTTACAATGAAGTATTCCAAATGGGATGCGTTTAAAACAGGTGTTATTGATAAAAAAGGCAAGATACTAGTAAATAAAAGAGATAGAGATAAAAAGCAAAAAGCCTCTTTCAATATGCTAGACAGATTAGTTTGGAATTTAAAAAGACTAATATCTAAAGTACCAGGTGGTGCTAGGTTTGGCACTTATGTAGCTGCACTTATGCTTATTAAAGAATATACAGAACAACATACAAACTCTGAAACTGCAGAGTATTTACAAGAAAGATTTGTTGAACACGGTATTTGTACCAAAGAAGATTGGGACCTCACTACAAAAGAAGGTTATTGGGATGCTATGTTAGATGCTATGGAAGAGTCTATGACATCTGGTGCAGCATTTGGTGGACCTTTATCTGGAGC